CATGCAGGGCAGGGTGCGTATAAATAAGCACACCTATTGTCTGGACAATGGGTGTGCTTATGGGTTGCGTGGCGTGGTTCACATGCAGATAACTTGACTTGGTTTCGGAGTTGATGCATCATTAATACATGAACGGAACAGAAAGGAACCGAAATGAACAACATCATTAAGTCCGTCATTGGCACATGGTTGGACTTCTACCTGAACAGCCCCTCGCCCACACAAGCCAAGTTCAGGATTGGCAAGACAACCGTATACGCAATTGAATCCATCGGGGATTTGAACATCATTTTTGACGATGTATACATCGTCTGTGACCGCAGCATTGATAAGGTACTGCACAGCGTTAAGGAGATGCTTCAATAATGTGGGAATACATTAATGGGGAATGGATTTGGATGGATAAGGAGATGGGAGCAGACGAATATGAGCGACAGAATGCTGTTAGCCCTTATGAGAACTACTCTCCTGCTGACGTGCGGGCTCATGGCAAGCGCCTTAGTGCGGGTGGGATTGCTGTCGGTGTCGCTGGGGGTATGATTGCGGCGAAGGCTGCGCCTAGGATTGGGGGTTGGTTGCTGTGGATGGCTCTTTTCTTGACACTGGTAATGGTTTTCTCGTGAGGATTTATTCTTCGGCTCTTGATTACAAGGTTAAACGAGTCCGAAAGTTTAATACCTCGAATCGGCATGTGAAGAAGTATTATGTGTCTGGTTACCGCGGGACGATCATTAAGAATCGCCTTCGAAACAATTACGCAGTCACATACAATGGAAAACAAAAGGGTACATTATATTTTCCTCACGACTACAACGAGGAGAGCATGATTTGCGAGGCGGCAACTTTTATGCTTGAAGCGCCAGTGGCTTTTCACAACGAAGACGAACCCACACTCTTTTAATAGATTCCCGGCTGGACGGGTAATACCAGTTCACTGAATAGAAATCGAGCCATACACGAAAGGAAATGATCATGGCTGTTGTTTACTCTTCTCTCTCTGACGACTTTGCCGGCAAGAAGGCCTTCTTCACCGCTCAGAACTCTGCTGTTTCTTTCAAGGAACTGCGCGGCAAGAAGATTGAGATCAAGGACATTGTAATCACTGAGGATGACGTCGTCGACACGGACACTGGCGAGGTCGAGACGCGTCGGGGCATCACGGTGATTGACAAGGATGGTGCGGCGTTTGGCACTTCGTCTCAGACGGTTGTCGCCCAGATTCAGCGTCTGGTTGATATTCTGGGTGACGTGAAGACCTGGCCGGAGCCGGTGGCTGTGGAGATTGGTTCGGCGAAGTCGGGTCGTGGCCGCGAGTACACGACTGTGACGCTGGCTTGAATCGGATAGGATAGTGAGACCCCCTACCCCTTAGGGGGTAGGGGGTTTTTGTTATGGTTAAGTCTCATTGGGCGAAACACTATAGGTCGTTTAAGCGCGGCGCTAAGCGTGTTGGTAATACGGCTGCTGACATTAGGGAATTTGTTGGCGGCTTGAATACGTCGGGCAACTTAGGCCTGCCTGACACATTGGGAGAGATGACTTCGGGGCCTGTGAAGATGGGTTCTGTGAAGGCTGACGCAAAAAGACAGCATCGCTCTGAACTGGATAAGGCTCGAGAGTTGCTTCAGGGTGAGCGCGATCGCGCGATTCGGAAAATGTACAAGATGGCTACTAGTCGCGACGGCGCAGATATTCGGGGAACTAAGTATGATCCGCTGGGCAAGTCTGCGATCGGAAAGGTGACGTTGAAGAATGCAGCGAGAGAACTTGAGCGTCTTAGTGAGTTTAATAATTCTGATAGTGTTTGGTATTTTGCTGACAATAAAGGTAATCCCATTTCTGCTAAAGACGTTCGTCGTTATAAGCATGCTGTTCAGCGCTATAATGACGACATAGCAGCCTACGAGCGCTCCGTGAGTGGAACAAAATTACCCTACATGGGTGACATCACTGTTGGAGACTGGATTCGCGACTTCAGGCCCAGCAAGACTTATTTAGGTGGAGGCTCACACTATGCACTTGAGCGCATGAATCCGAATAAGCGAACGATTCATTTTGATTCCGCTGAAGCCATGCGAGAAAAGACGACCTCTATTCTCGGTAACCTTTCGAAGGCAGCGAAGGCTGAGAAACTTACGGCATCCAAGCAACAGATTGCTGCTATGCTTGACGTGATTGGCGATCCCGCACTTTATGACATTTTGACAGATATTCCAGACGACGTCCTGTGGCTCATGTGGACTGTAAATGGTGACTTCGCCAACCAGTTATCGCTTATGTATGAGGCAGCAAAAGAAGGCTATTTCGAGAAGCGAAGAGCGAATGAGGATGTGTGGTATGACGACGTGGAGAACGCACACTCTGAGACACTTGCTCTACTTGAAGACATTAAGTCAGTGAAGATTAGACCGGAGGACGATTTTAGTGGCTCACCAATCAACAAGCGCCGCAACCGTCGCCGGAACAAGCGTTAAGCGCAGCCACAAGAAGATTCCCTCATACTGTGCCGATTTCGAGACAACCACTCAAGAGGAGGATTGTCGAGTGTGGTCATGGGGCATTATTAAGGTGGGGAAATTGTCTGATTACGTGGACGGCACTTCCCTCGATGGTTTCATGCATCACATTGCAGAGCGAGCCTCATACATATATTTCCACAATCTTAAGTTTGATGGCATTTTTATTCTAGACTGGCTTCTCAAGCATGGCTATAGTTGGACCAAAGAGAACCCCGGTGCAAAACAGTTTTCATCACTCATTTCTCGGATGGGACAATTTTATTCAATCACAGTCTTGTTTGAGACTGGATACAGGATCGAGTTTCGCGACTCATTCAAGAAACTTCCCATGTCCGTATCAGCAATCGCTAAGTCGTTCAATCTTCACGATCAAAAACTTGAGATTGACTATGAGAAACCTAGACCAATAGGTTATATTCCAACAGAACAGGAGAGGCGCTATCAGAGGAACGACGTTGCTATTGTCGCCCAAGCGCTAGAGGTTCAGTTTGCTGAGAAGATGACAAAACTGACTGCAGGTGCGGACTCTTTAGCAACATACAAGAAGATGACGGGCAAACTGTTTATTCGCAGATTCCCCATCCTGTCCCCCGAGATCGACTCCGAGATCCGGAAGGCATATCGTGGAGGATTCACCTATGCCTCCCCACGCTTTTCTAGGAGACTCAACTGTGAAGGCAGTGTTTATGACGTTAATTCGCTTTATCCGTCGGTCATGCGCAACTCATTGCTTCCATATGGCGACCCGCTGTATTCCGAAGGAGGCCCCATAACTCAAAGACCTCTTTACATTTCGTCTATCACAATTAAGGCCAAGTTAAAACAAAACCACATTCCATGCATTCAAATTAAAAAGAATTTGACATTTAATCCCACTGAATACCTTACTGAAATTAACGAGCCAACTGAAGTTGTTGCAACAAATATTGACATAGAACTCTGGAAGAAACATTATGATTTAAATATACTTTCATGGAATGGAACTTTTGAGTTCAGAGGTTCGCACGGATTTTTTGATGAATACGTAGACCATTTTATGGAAATTAAAAAGAATAGCACTGGTGGCTTACGCCAAATTGCAAAACTACACCTCAACAGCCTTTATGGAAAGTTTGCTACGAATCCCGACATAACAGGCAAGCACCCTGTCTTGAAAGATAATCGAGTCTCACTAGAGATGAATGAAATGGAAACGCGAGATCCTGTATACACACCAATGGGCGTGTTTATCACAGCACACGCTCGAAGCAAGACGATAAATGCAGCGCAAGATAACTACGAAACTTTCGCTTACGCAGACACCGACTCACTGCACCTTGTGGGACCAACTACACCACCGGAGACACTGTGGGTCGACCCTGTGGAACTGGGCGCATGGAAGCATGAGGGAAATTTCACAAAATCTGTCTACATTCGAGCAAAACAGTATGCAGAAGAAATTGATGGTAAACTAGACGTACATATTGCGGGAATGCCTCGCTCAGTGGCCGCCACATTAACGTTGGACGACATGTTGACGGGAGGCCAATGGGGCGGTAAACTTATTCCCACAAGGGTTCCTGGAGGGGTAGTTCTCAAGGACACCACATTTACACTCAAAGTTTGAAAGGCTGGATTTATCATGGCTCGACCCGTTAGCGACAAGGCAACTGTCAAGTTCCGTCTCCCCAAGACTCTCATTTCTGACACCGATGAGCAGCACTGGGTTGAGCGGCGACCCGTGGACGACATTGTTCGCGACGCTCTCATTGACTATCTCGCTCGAAAGGCTCCCAAGCCAGCAAAGTGACTGCGAACCCGTGTGGGATGCAATCCGGTGATAAGGACCCACACGGAACGGCCCGCAAGTCTTTGTAGCACTGGCTGATATTGGGTGAAAATGGTAGGCTAGGAACGTAAGTTCCTAGCCTACCTTACTATTAGGAGAAGAAATGGGAAAGGCCGACAAGTATAAAGGGACAGGAAATGTTGCTGAGGACGCTAAGCGAACTCAGGAGCAGACCAAGAAGAATCTTGAGAGCAAGCCGGACAAGTCGCGAGTGCCGGTAACAGGTGTTACTGGAGATAAACTTGCTGACCCGAAGTATCAGCAGGAGCGCGCCCAGCAGATGAATCGGGATACGGCACACCTTTCTCCCGAGCAGAAGAAGGAGGCGGGCCTGCCCGAGTCGCATGTTTATGATCCGGGCGATTCCGACGGCGATAACAAGGCGGTATCCCCGTCTGACCGGAACATGACTGGCGGCGACCCCAATCCGGTTAAGGATGAGGATCCTTTTAAGGACACGAAGGCGGCCTGGGATCACCTGGCGAGCGTTTTCGGGGACAAGATCACCGCTCTTCAGGGCGAGCTCGAGGGCCGTCTCTCGGGGATGCTGACTCCCACCGATCGGGAGGCAGGTAACCCGTTTGCGGGTGACGACGTTCCCGCCAGCAAGGAGATGACCGCAGATGACGTCAAGGCGGCCGTGGCGTCGACGGCGGATGACGCCAAGGCTGTGGCTAAGGGTATTGGTGAGGTCGGCGGGGCCGCCGCCAATCTTGCGGGCACTGCCTTGAAGGATGCGGGTAGTGCTACAATTAAGGAAATGGGGATCGACACGGACGCTGTAAAGAGTACCGGAAAGACTCTTGCTGGGCTTTCAGGTCTTTTTTCATCTGGGGACAATCCCGACTCATCCGTTCCCGATGGGAACTGGAAGCCTAAGTCAATTTCAGATCTATTCACGAGGAAGTAACTATGCCCCGCTTGCGAGATGACGTCTCAAACGTCGATATGCTTAACGCGATTCGTTCGGATGCGCGTAGGGACTATCAGGAGATGGTTCCGGAGGCCACTAAGGCCAACATTCAGGAAACCATTCAGGGAATCATGTCTGACAATGTTTCTCGAAACGAGTTCATGTCAGCGTTGATCAACCGGATCGGATCCACGGTTGTGCGTGACATTTCCTGGCGCAACCCTCTCGCTGTCTTCAAGGACGGCATGATGAATTTCGGTGACACCATCGAAGAGGTGCACATGGACTTCATCAAGCCCACTATTTACGACGAGAATCGTGATTACCTAGAGAAGGACGTATTCGGTCAGGCACGCCCACCGGCTTACAGCGCCTTCCACACGATTAACCGTAAGGAGAAATTCAAGGTCACCTTCAATCGCGACGTTCTCCGTCGCGCCTTCTTGAGCGACACGGGGTTGTCTGAGATGCTTTCTCAGACTATGAGTGTCGCCGCGTCCTCGGATGAGTGGTCCGAGTTCCTAACCATCTGTTCCCTGTTCAGGGCCTACGACGAGAAGCACGGGTTCCACCGCATTCAGATCCCCGACCTGAATATCTTTGATGCAGACAAGACTCACACGGACGCCGCTCTTAAAGCGCTTCGCGTGGCTGCAGACAAGATGCGCTACCCAACCCCCGCATACAATGCGGCGGCGGTTCACTCGTTCGCTCGCCCTGAGAATCTTGTTCTCATTGCGACGCCTGAGTTCAAGGCCAACGTCGACGTCACCTCACTGTCCGCCGCGTTTAACCGTCAGGACGCGGAGGCCCCGTCGCACATTATCACCGTTCCGAATGAAGCCCTCGGGCTCAAGGACGTCAGTGCGATCCTGACCACGCGAGAGTTCCTATTGATCAAGGACGTCCTCCTGGAGAACCGTTCCATTCAGAACCCAGAGGGGCTTTATGACAACTACTGGCTGCATCACTGGTCACTGATTTCGGCTTCTCCGTTTACTCCCGCGATTGCTTTTGGGACGAAGGAGAGCACGAAGATCGTTGTTCCGGCTGATGAGACGAACGCTGAGATCGATACGATTCAGACGCTCAATCAGGACGGCGTGCACAGTAGTGTGATGAAGCCGGGCGCTGTCCGGCAGGCGAAGATCGTCTGGAAGACCCCGCCCGCGAACAAGGGATACGCTACCGATTGGTATGTCAAGAATGCGACCAGTAAGGCTACGAAGATCTCTAACGATGGCGTCCTGACCATCGGGCCTGATGAGAAGAATGGGTATCCGACGCTCGGGGTCTCTGTTGACACGAAGTCTGCTCCTGGCGGCACTAAGCCTGTCAAGAAGGAGATTTCAATTCAGATTCAGGCGTGATATACTGAGTCAGTAACCGCCCCGCTATCCTCCGGGATGGCGGGGCTTTACTGTTAATGGAGGAGTTATGACACAGATTTATGGTGATCCGCCAGAGACTACTGCGGGATTGTCGTTTGATTACTCAGTGTGGTCCGCAGGCAGTGTCATTACCATGTGCAATGTGCCGTTTGACAATACTTATCGCGACATTATTGATTGGGACGCTTACGGCTGGACACCCTATCAGTATGTTAAGTCATTCAACAAAGTTAACAAGGTCGAGATAAATCAACTAACGTACCTTGCTCAGGGCAAACCGATTCGCATTCCCACACCTTTCACTAAGGCAAACCAGTATAACTATGTAATGGTTGAGAACCCTGGTCGCCCCGTTGACTCGAAGAACTTTGAGGGCTACACGCCTCACGCTTTCTTCTACTTCATCACTAGTGTGGACTACATAGCACCCAACACCACACAGTTAACACTTCAACTCGACGTCTGGTCGACCTACTATCAGCGCATCAAGTTTGGTCGTTGCTATCTCGAGCGCGGACACATGGGGATCGCCGCCATTGACAGTTTCAACGACAACGGCCGTGAATGGCTCGCTCAGCCCGAAGGCCTCGATGTAGGTGGCGAGCATCAGGTCATTCGCTCATACAGGCGCATGATTGCCGACGTCTTCAACGGTGACTATGATGTCGTCATCACCAGCACCATTGACCTTGCAGCAGAGTGGGGGAACCTTGCGAGCCCCCGGTTCAAAATGGCTAACGGGTCAAAGGCTGAGGGTCTCCCTAACTCAGCCAGTGTATGGGTAACGTCGCGCAACGATTATCTCGAAGGGCTTTCAGCGCTATCTGCATACCCGTGGGTCGCCCAGGGTATTGGCTCTGTGACTATCGTGCCAAAGGGCGTGGTGTCCAAGAATGCCGCAAACGCGACACGAATCGGGAGCGTGAGTTGGTACAAGGTCGGCACTGGCGACGTCTATGTCAATCGCGCTTTTCCGTTGACTAATCATGACTTCCGAAAGGAGGTCATGAGCATGCTGCCGAAGGCGTATCAGGAACTTCGTAAGTTCATGACCGCCCCCTACTGCATCCTTGAGCTCACGACCTACACGGGAAATCCTGTGGAACTTCGCCCGGAGTCACTTATGACTACTGGCATTGGGCTCCTGCAGTACGGGCACGTCGTTCCACCTAACCCCCAATTAATGTTCACAGTCAAGGACTACAACAACAAATGGGCCTCTAAGCGCCTTGTCGGCCCAAGCACTCATGAAGAGGATGAGTACGGCGAGGAGTGGGATCTGGTTACCGGGTACACCTCACTTCCCACATTCTCAGTGCTTAACAACTCGGGGCTCAATAATCTGGCCTCTAATGCTCACACGATTGCTGCGCAGATCAATTCTGCTAAGTGGCAGCAGCGTCGTGCTCAGCGCAGCGCCGTGGCGTCTCGCGACATTGCTAACGCGGGGATTGCCGCAACCCAGGCTGGCGCTGAGAACACGATGTGGGGTAACTCTGCAATGGCCGACTCACAGTCCCGTTACAATAACATGCGGGCTACCGTCCAGGCGGTGCAGGGTGGAATGACAGCCCTCGGAGGCGCCATCGGGCTCAATGGGCAGGCTGTGGGCGCGGGCATTGGTCAGGCGGCCACAGCGGGGATAAGTGCGATGATCCAGAACTCGCAGGCACAGTCGACGGCGAACATCCAGAATCAGTTGGCCAGCGGCGCCTCACAGATCTCTCAGACGCAGCAGCGCGCGGTTCGGGACACGAACTATGACCTTGCACAGTTCGCCGCTAACGGTGACTACGAGGCGGCAATCGCCAGTATCAACGGGCAGCAGCAGGACATGCAGGTCATTCCACCCGCCGTTATTGGGCAGACGGCCGGTACGGTGGCTGCGATGGTGTCCAACGGGCTGGTGATCGACTGTCGCGTGCGACTGCTCTCCGACGCGGCTATTCGTCGCGTTGGTGATTACTGGCTGCGTTACGGATACGCGATGAACACGTGGATCAAGATGCCAAGCCGTCTTTCTTTGATGAGCGAGTTCACTTACTGGAAACTGGCCGAGTGCTATTTGGAGCGGGCAGATATCCCTGAGACCTTTAAGGGGACCGTGCGGGGCATCTTTGAAAAGGGTGTGACTTTGTGGCGCTCGCCCCAGCGGATTGGTACAATCAATATCAGGAACAATCGGATCGACAAGACGAATCAGGTGAGTTTGATTGCCTAAAAGAGACTATGTTAAGAATACTGTCTATCGTGAAGTGATGGCCGCAAAGCCATCCACGTCCGAGAACCGGCAGGTGGCGCTGGAGTATATGTACAGGCGTCAATTGATGGGGAAGTGCATTTCTAGGTTCACTTGGGAAGGACTACCCAACGGAATTGACCCTCGCTTCATTGAGACAACTATCTTCAATAATGGGTACAGTGTATTTTACTACGACTCATTCTTTGAGATGTTCATGGCAATGCCCGCAACGATCTCTGGGCCCCTGGATATCCAGGACAACCCCACTGGCTATCGGGTGACGCGAAATGGAGTCTACTCGCGCGACGTGCCCGCTAGCGAATCCATCTGTATCTGGGGAAACCAGATTAGAGTGCCTGAGATTGATGTTGTGCTCTCCTACGCCGCGCGCCTCGCCCAGATTGATCGCACTATCGAGATTGATCTATTAAACGAGCGCAACCCCATGATCGTTGCCTGCTCTCAAGATCAACGACTCACGGTTCAGAATTTAATATCCAAGATTTACGATGGTGAACCCGTGGTTTGGGGGACCGAAAATTTGGCTGTTGACAGCCTGGCCAGCATGATCGGTGTCTTCCCATTGAACCAGAATGCTGGAGCGGGCGCTGTCTCCAGCATCAAGCACATGGAGTCCAAGGCCAAGATCTGGGGCGAGGCCCTGACAATGCTCGGGATCATGAATGTGAACAGCGAGAAGCGCGAGCGCATGGTTGTCGAGGAGGCTGCAGGAAACTCTGGACAGGTCCTGGCATCACGCGAGTCATTCATGAAGCCCCGCCAACTCGCGTGCGAGCAGATCAACGAGAAATTCGGACTACAGATCTCATGCGAATGGGCGGTCGACGACAATGCCGCCCCGAACATGGAGGACTACCTGTCCGTACAGAACCTGACCACCTACGACACAGAAGGAGAGGAGTAATGCCCGCACAGTTCACAATGCGTCTTAAGGACGTTGTTAAGGTAACCGGAGACCACATCGGCCTTGACGACTACCCCATTTTTAACGAGGACTACCGCAAGATCTTGAACGATCGCATTAAGCGCGAGTACTGGCTCCAAGAAATTGCGCACGAGACACCAGATATCTTCATCTGGCGACTCAAGTTGAAGATGGAACGCATCATGCCCCGATACAATCGAATGTATGAGGCTGAGCTCCTCAACAACGACCCCCTCGACGGCGGACGCCGCGTCAATGAGACCTCTCAGGACGGGAGGTCACAGAACAGTGGGACGAACCGGCAGGACAGCAACGGATCAGGCACTACCAACTCCACGGGCCGCACAGTGGGGTCCGACACCCCTCAAAGCCGTCTAGCGGGAAACGGGGACTATGCGACGTCTATCAGTGACGCGTCCACCAAGGGCAAGAGCACGAACACGACGACCTCGACGTCGAGCAGTACCGGAACCAATGACTACCGGAACAACCAGCACTCTCTTTCCACGGGATACAATATGGGTAAGGGGGAGCAGATCGCTCGCTATCGAAACACTCTCGTGAATGTGGACGACTTTGTTATCGCAGAACTGTCCGATCTGTTTATGGGGATTTGGGACAATGCTCAGCCCCGCACTCACCACTACCTCAACTATGGAATGTATTAGGAGTAAAAATGCCTATCGCTGACAAGTCTCGCCGCTGGCTACAGATCTATAAGAGAATGGAGGAGGCCGACTACCTCATCAACACTGTCAACATTAATAACGTGACTCCGTTTACCTACGGAGACGGGCTCACGTACTATGAAGTTCTCTCCAAGTTGCGTGAGGTCATCTCCGATGTTGTTGAGTACGTCAACGAGTTCGGCGAGGAGGAGAAACGCCTGGTCGCTGAGTTCAACGAAAAGGTGAAGGAGTTCGTGGCCTCCAATCGCGACGTATTCGAAACGCAGCAGACCTCGTTCAAGAATGCCCTGAGGGAACTCGACAAGCAGACCGACGCATTCCTGAAGTCTCTCCTGGTCGAGAAATTCGAGAAGCATCCTTCAGGCAAGTTCTTCACCACGACCGCCAAGGACGGGTCGCAGATCGCCGTCGCCAGCAGTCAGGGGATGCAGGATGTGCTGGACGAGCTCACAACAGTCCGCTCGTCGGTTAACAGCAACAAGGCGAACGCTGACCGTCGACTGAACGACCTTGAGTCCAACAGCATTGTAAACAGGGTGAGCAAGTATCCTCACACGCTTATCCTTGGTTCGTCTAACGCGATCCTTACTGGATATGCCAACGGGACGTGGGATGAGTGGTGTAGGAGCAAGGGGGAGATCCCCCACAACTATGCATCAAACGGCGGAGGATTCACCTCAAACGATGACAACAATTTTCTTACCATGCTCAATAATGCTGCGACCCAGATTAGTGAGTTTCAGCGAGGCCTGACGGGGCGTTGCTACATCATCGATCTTATCTACGATATTCGAACCGGCCGTGATATCAGCCAGCCATTTGAGCGGTTCATGCAGAAACTGAAGGAGGCGTTCCCGAACTGCAAGGATATTATTGTTCTGCCCGCACTCTATAACGAGTGCGATGCAAACAATGACTTCAACATCGCCCGCCGTTGCGCCTCAACCACGAATGCGATCAAGCGACTTGCCACCCCGCACGGAGCGGTTGTCTGCGAAGGATCTCGCTCATGGTTCCATAACGGGCAGGAAGCCAAGTTCTTCACGCCTGACATGAATGTCCACTTCACGCCTGAGGGCTACAAGTACGCCCAGCAACAGTTTGATGCATGGCTTCGGGGTGGCTCGGGCTGGGTCAATTACGGTTGGGAGGACATTACAGGGCTCGCAAATCTCAATAACGTGCGACAGAACAATTTCCTCTACGCCGTCTGCCGACGGGAGCGCGACGATGTCACCATCCACGCAACCTTCGAGGTCGGTAGCGTCACCAATGGCGAGGTCCTGTTCAGGCTTCCCGCCTGGGCTCGCCCGTACACGAATTTCTATGTAACTATGTGGCAGGACTCCACCGCCTTCCGGGGAAACGTCAATCACAACGGCAACGTCATTGCCCTGAAGGACATCCCTGCAGGAACCCGTTTGGCAATTGACGCATCATATTCCATCTTCTAACAAGCGCGTCTGCCCCCCATGGTAAAATGGGGGCAGACGTCTATCTAGGAGGATAAATGGCCTGGGATGAGACCATGCGAAAAGTGTGGGTTAAGGCGATCGGCACTGTCGAGTCGTCTATGAACTATGCTGCAATCAACTACAACGATCCAATCACCGTGGGAATCGGACAGTGGTATGGCACTCGCGCCGCGGCACTAATCAACAAGATGAAAAATGTTGACTCCGCGGGATATGGAGCCCTACCACAAGACTTCCGAAACGTCATGAATGCGCAAAAAGAGAATGATGCGTTCTGGAATACCTACTACCTACCCAGAAACTTCGGTGACGCGCTCAAGCCGTTCCTGCTTAATAACCGTAACATCCAGGATGACCAACTAATCTTTGACGCCAACAGTACCTATAGAAACATGGCGCTCAAGTACGGAATCAATCCTGATACTAACACCGAGACATTCATTCTGTGGGCCGTCGCCTACCACCAGTCTCCGCAGCGGGCTATGCGAATCGCGAATCGCGTTGGTGGAACAAATCTTGACGGAATGAAGTCCGCCATCCTCTCAGACGCCGTGCTAGGTGTGTACAGCACCCGTTACAACACCGCATACAACATCATCAAGTCAAAAGACACCAGCGGCGTCGGCAGTAGTGGATCCAGTAGCACCACTACGCCTGATGGCAATGGTGGCAGGGCATCACAGTCCAACTTCGCCAGCCTGTCAGTTGGTCCTGGCGTCGGATACTTGCTACTCGACAATTCAAATCTAGTATGGCTGCGTACACGCTTCGGGACCTCTGTGGGGACCCCTGTGGGCATCAATCTCTGGAAAATGGATATGGGCAATTCCGAGGCCAAGGTCCAGGAGATCGTCTCAGGCGCGTGGAACAACGCCCATGCGCTCGGGTTCAACGAGGGAAGTGCGGCCGCCCCCAACCCCGGCGGTGGCAATCCTGATGGGGGTGGCGACGGATCCAAGGGGGCGAAGGCTCTGAAGTGGATGATGTCACGCATCGGAAAATTTGGTTACCGGCAGGCGCCGGGCCGCCTGGATCCCGACAACTCGGGCTTCGGCGACTGCTCATCCACGATCTACAGGGCCTACAAGGACACGTCAGGGACGTTCGTGGGCACGTGGACGGGCGACCAGTACAACCGTGGAAGAGAGGTCATGCCCCGTGGTGGTGGTGCCATGACGGCCGCGCAGCGCGCCATGCTGAGACCCGGTGACATGATCGTCATGGCGTGGCGGTCAACGGGATCCTACTATCCCGAGACCGATCACGTAGAAATGGTTGTGGACTCCAATCGTTTGATTGGGCACGGAGGGAACCCTTATTATGGACCTGTAATCACTAGCATCGATCGCCTTGCCGGCACTCGGTGGTGGACGGTAAGGAGACACGATTGAAAAAGAGATTCAGTTACTATTCGTTTTCGAAGGTGCTCTCATATGCGGGCGTCTTCAACATGATTATGGGCGCTCGCGGCCTGGGTAAAACCTATGGTGCTAAGAAAATCGTTATCAAGAATGCGATCAACAAGGGGCAACAATTCATCTACCTTCGGCGCTACAAGACGGAACTAAAAGGGCGCAACTCCTTCTTTGCTGACATTCAGTCGGAGTTTCCTGACGAAGAGTTTCGCGTTGAGGGGCAGTTCGCCCAGCGTAAGGTGGGTAAGACGTGGGAGACGATTGGCTACTTCATTCCACTGTCTACAGCGCAGGCGAACAAGTCGATCGCGTACCCCAACGTCTACACGATCATCTTTGATGAGTTCATCATCGACAAGGGGTCGCTTAGATATCTGCCCGATGAGGCGAAGGTGTTCATGGATTTCTACTCGACAGTAGACCGCTATCAGGACAGAGTTCGGTGCCTCATGCTCTCAAACTCTGTATCCATCATGAACCCCTACTTCATCCGCTTTCATATCGAACCCGTCGAAGGCGTCTCCCGCCATGCAGACGGATTCATTGTCACCGACTTTGTTGACAGTGAACAATTTCAGTCGGAAGTGGCGCACACCCGGTTCGGCTCGTTCATTACAAACTATGCCGAGGATTATGCTGAGTATGCTATCAGTAACAAATTCGCAGACAACTACGACGACTTCGTCATGAAAAAGTCTGGAAAAGCACGATACGCCTTCAGCCTCCGCTGCCCCGACGGCGAGGTCTCTATCTGGATCGACGGCGCCACATGGTTCGCCCAGCGTCGCCAGCCTCGCGGTGATCGTGTAAGATGGGCCTATAAGGTCACAGATTTGCGAGAAGGAGAAAGGCTGCTCATGTATGGCGACAAAGTGCTTTCCATTATGCGGAGCACTTATCGAAAAGGAAGGCTTTTCTCCGACTCGCCAGAAACCCGCAACATGTTCGCAGAAATCTTTGTCCGATGATTAATCTACCTCAAACACTAGACGTGGCCGTGGTGGTAGGGGTCATAACCTTGATGACTATTGTTGGGAAGTTCATCTACCGATTTACCCGATTTTTAGATCACCTCTCCATAATGCTCACGGCATGGGAGGGAACTCCCGATAAGCCCGGTGTTATGGAGCGACTAGATGATATCGAGGATAAACTCAAAGACGTACAGTACCACGTCAAACCAAATCATGGCGGATCTACCATAGATGCACAAAACCGTCAGTTGAAAGAAATACTTTCCTACCTTAAGGAGAAAAATAATGGGAGAGCATGAAGCCCCGTCTAAGGGCATCGACCCCAAGATCCGCTTCTACGCATACTGCGCATGCTTCGGCATCCTCGTAGCACTCAGCGCCATGCGAGTAATCGACGGATCCTACATCGACGCAATCAACTTCATCACCGCAGGATTCTTCGGCGTCGCCGCCTACAACGTCCCTCGAGTGGGTGACAAGTAGTGGCAACACGAGCAGACATCATCCGCGTCGCCAAGGGAGAAGTCGGCTACAGCCGATGGGCCGATGAGCTCAATGGCACCAAGTACGGGCGCTGGTACGCCCGTGCCGTCGGCAACGACATGTTCGCCGCCAGCGGCGTCCCATACTGCGACATGTTCGTCTCCTGGGTCCTCTCTACCGTCGGCATCGCATGGCGCTCCGCCTACGTCCCCGGACGCGAGAACGAAGCCCGCGCCCGCGGCGTGCTCATCAGCAAGTGGGATGTACGCCCAGGCGACGCCGTCACCTTCGACTGGCAAGGCGACGGCGAATCCGACCACATCGGAATCGCCGTCACCTCCCCCTACGGCAACAAGATCGACACCGTCGAGGGAAACACCTCCTGGGGCTACTCCGGATCCCAGGGCAACGGTGGCGTCGTTGCAAGCAAGCAGCGCGACATGGACGACGTCGTCTACGGAATCCGCCTAGTCGACGACTACGCCGTCGCCCGAACCAGCGACGGAACCAGCAACATCACAGGAATCCAAACCGCAATCGGTGCCACCCCAGACAACATCCTGGGACCCGACACCGAGAAGCGACTCTACGCCGTCGTCGCTGCCAGCAGATGGGCAGGGAGGCACTTCCCCTACGGAATCCAGTACACACAATCCGTCGTCGGGACCAACCCCGACGGTGTGTGGGGAGACGCTAGCGACGCCGCACACGACCGAGTAGTCGCCGCAATCCAGCGAGCACTCGGAGTCGAGGACGACGGCGTCTGGGGCCCCGCATCCCAGGCCGCATGGGAACGCTACCGCAAGAACGCGAAACGTCCCTAATCCAAGACACAGATATCCCCCGGAGTATCCAGCCACTCCGGGGGATATCTGTGCTCAAATCACATCGGTGATCTCGCTACCCGACCTGGCCTTCAACACAGTGTGCTCCCAGCCCTGTTCTGTCTTCTCGATCGTGTGTTCACCTTCAGACGTTGAGAACTCCACACTCATCTTATCGTAAATGCATGATGTGGAATTCGTAAATTTTGCGTTGATCTTCGCCGAATCATCTTCACTAAAAGTGCTGATAGCCTCAAGTAATTCAACACACATTTTCTTGTATGAAATAGCCATTGCTCAACCTTTCGTGTAGCCCAGTGCTGTAGTGTCAACACCTAGGGTCTCTAGACAGTCGATATAAAAATCCCAACACTTAACTGTGTCGTCAGGACCAAATCGCTTAATCACATTCTTTCCTGCTAACTTGTCTGCAAACACGACGCGATTATCGGGCCAACCGTAAAGGTCGAGTCGATAATCATCACTATCCATGAGAATTCTATCGTCCCTAGCAATCACCAAGAAATTCGGTAGTTGATCGACGAGAGATAATGTGTCTGCCAGATCTTTCAAATAAATCATCAAATCACCTGCAAGCCAATCAAACCCATGTCAAGTATTGCTTCATTACATTGTGCAATTGTGTCGTATGTATTTATAGTACCACTCACGGTTTTGCCGACGGTCCAGGTCTCAACCGTGTAATCGTTGATAATACGAATTGCAATGTATCCACAATAAAGGATGTTTGCATTGCCCTGAGTATATGCCTCGCGCATGCCATACGAACGAAGTTTGCGCTTAACACTATTGATCGACGACATGGTACTTAACCGTGTAATTGAGAAGAAAGCGTGCGGCAAGTGGTAATTCGTCTTCCGGAGACAATGTAATCTCGCCTTTGTAAGTCAAAGTCCACAAGTTACCGTTCCTGGCGAGAGTCATCAATTCGTCATCAAACCAAACGCGAACAAAATCATTCTCATAAATATTTTCATCAACAATCCCGCCCAGACGCATAAGTCCAGAGCGCGTATCCTGACTCAGTCTACTCTTAAGCTCTCTCATTGCACTTCAGCGACTTAACCCAAGCCGCAGTCCTTTCTGGTGTGTCGTTGTAGTAAGTGTTCTTGATATACCAATTACTATCGCCGGTTCGCTCTAGAATAATTTGCTTGGACAATTCCTAATCCTGTCTCTGAAGAAATAATCAAATCCGTCGCCATGATATGATATTCGTTCGTAGAACCCTTCCAGTAATGAAGCCTCCCAGTATCATGATAATAAGCAATGTGATATCCATTCACTAGACATTCTGTGATAAAATTAGAAACCTTCCAGTGAGTCAATACCTTAGACGCTGAATGAGATCCATGATGCGCCCGCTTCACAGTCGATCACCAATCCAAGCCAACAACTCCCACTGAGACCCAAAGGCTCTCCAGTACCCAGTAGTCACCACATGCCACCTACGATGATGAGTCCTCTTGACCTTGTGCTCCTGACCCCCAAGCATCATGGAACACGACCTATCGTTCGCGTCAACATTAAACACTACAACTTCACTCATTTCCTTAATCATAGGCCATGCGCTACGACCGAAAATGTCTGAAAGAGTACTGAAATTGGGCATGATATAATCCTTATGAGTCGAGACGAACCTGGAAAATGGCGCCGTCAATCTTGATTTGGTTCATGTTCGTGTTCATGTATTAATAATGCACCAATGTTTCCCGTGTGTCAACTTGTCTCCATGTGAACCACGCCACGCAACCCATAAGCACACCCATTGTCCAGACAATAGGTGTGCTTATTTATACGCACCCTGCCCTGCAT